CAAAACAATAGACCACGTTTTAAGTCCAAGAAAAATCCTGTTCAGTCTTACACGACAAAGCATACAAATGGCAATATTGCTATTGATGGTAATAAAATCAAATTGCCGAAACTTGGATGGATTCGTTTTGCTAAAAGTCGAGAAGTTGAAGGTCGCATTTTAAATGTAACCATTAGACGAAATCCAAGTGGTAAATACTTTGTATCTATTTTAGTTGAAACAGAAGTTCAAGAACTACCTAAAACTAATTCTGCTATTGGAATTGATTTAGGATTAAAGGACTTTGCTATTTTATCCAACGGAACGACTTATGCAAATCCTAAGTTCTTCCGTAAACTAGAAGAAAAATTAGCAAAAGCACAACGTATTCTTTCTAGACGTACAAAAGGTAGTTCTAATCGGAATAAACAACGAATTAAAGTTGCTCGTATTCATGGAAAAATCACAAACGCTAGAAATGATTACTTGCATAAAATTTCTACCGAAATCATCAAAAACCACGATGTAATTGGTATTGAAGATTTGCAAGTAACTAATATGTTGAAAAACCATAAATTAGCCAAAGCTATTAGTGAAGTATCTTGGTCGCAATTTAGAACGATGTTGGAATACAAAGCTAAATGGTGTGGAAAACAAGTAGTTACCGTAGCTAAAAACTTCCCATCCAGTCAACTTTGTTCTTGTTGCGGATATCAAAATAAAGACGTTAAAAATCTTGGGTTACGTGAATGGGATTGCCCATCTTGTGGAACACATCACGATAGAGATATTAACGCAAGTATAAATATCAAAAATGAAGCCATAAGGCTTCTAACCGTAGGAACTACGGGGATCGCCTACTAAATATTCGCTCGATAGAGCGAAGTTCGTAGGAATCTCCCACTTCTAAGCGAAGCGAAAGTGGGAGTAGTTCAACCATAATACCGCAGAAGAATTTAGCTACCTTGTATCGCTTTGTACTCTTATCAAGTCTCATATATCTTGTTAGACGTTCTGTGACAGTCTCCTGCCAATGAGCAGGTTTGTCCGCCGGGCAGAGCCAATCACCAAGGGCGAAGTGATGCTGAATGCGCAGGCTGATGCGCAACGTCTCTTGAAAGAGGGGGCGGATACGTGGGGAGCTAAGACCGCCCAAAGCCGGAGTTCAGCACCGGCCAGCATCACCTAGCCCGCTTAACAACGATAGAAAAGGCCAGTAGGACGGGTAGCGTAATTGCTATCAATCCTCTGGCCTTTTTACGTCTATTGTTTCATCTTTTCTTCAATATAGAACCTTGTACTATTGATATTTGAATTACACTCTCTAAGTGCCCCGATTAGATCAGGGACATAAGCATTAATAATATCAGCGTAAGTGTTTCCATTAAACTCGGGGGTAGGAGTAGGTTGCAGAAGTGACATTGGAGGTACGACATATACAACCTCAGTCCTTGTTGGCAATAGACCGCAGCCGCTGGATAATAGGATCACTGAGAGGAGTATCCATACACTTATCATTTGCTTCATTTGTCAACCTCGTTAGTTCTGATTTAAGTTTACTTACTTCCTTTCGATCTTGCTCTCTATCTTTACCATTCTGAATAAGGATCTTGTCCTTTAACTCTTGGTCACTCTTGAGTTCTGTGATTTGAACCTCTTTAGATGCAATGTCAGCCTCTAGGAGCGTGTTTTCCTTCTGGAGACTACCTACGTGCAGCCAAAGGACAAAAGCAGCTACAGAGGCTCCTACGGCAGCTACAGCGAGTATTTTGGTTAAGTATGTGGAGATTATTTTAAACATTACTGTATCTCCTCTTCCTTACGGTTGTATCTCATACGATTTTTGTCGTCGTAAGTGGCGAATCCCACGTAAGCGCCTACCACTGCACCTACGAATATGTAAAATGCCATAGCAATTTCACCTAATTGGTTACTATCCGTTCCCAAAATCAAAAGTGGAAATGCTAGACCTCCGATTAAGGAGGCCCAAGCCATTCTTCTTCGATTCTTCCACCTATCTTTCTCGTTCGTATTCATTTACCCTCCTTACGGGTAGGAAATATATTTCTGTCTTATCTCGATATCCCAGTCATTCTTCTTCTCAAGTTCTCCCATTAATTCTCTGAAAGTATCTCGTGAGTTTAGGACTGCCCACTGGTTTTTCACATAACCAAGGGCATTACCTACTCCAATACAGCCTTCCAGATCACTTGCTACGTTCGCGGGATGGATCATGATGTATGACCGATTAGGAACATCTGTAATCTCATATCCCTCTGAGAATTCCCCGCCGCTTGTCTTTTGCACAACAGGGGAATATCTAAGAACAAGACGATAGACGCCTTCAGGGATGCAGGATTCCTTTCCTTTGTTCCCGACCCAAGGTTTTTCAACGGTATAACAGAAAAACTTACCATCAATGTAAAGTTTACCAAAAGTACCCATATCTGAATATGAGTCTCTAATTAGTTCTAGCATTATCCACCTGTTTTCTTATAGGAAGCGAGTGTAACCATAGCGATTACAGCACCTCCGACAATTCCTACCCATTTAGCTACCCGTCCTACCCAACCAAGTACCTTTACTAATCCTGTCAGAGAAGACCAAACTTCAATTACAGGATATAACTTGTCTTTAAGTTGGTTCAAGTCATTTTTGAGACAATCTACCTTATCGTTTACACCTTTTAACTGCTGTTCATAATTTTCATTCATTTAAGTTCCTAAATTATCGACATCCGGCGATCACGCCAAACATCTTGGGAGGCGTGTAGGTATGCTCGATGTCATCTTCATCCACATAAGTCACCGGGTCTGTCGGATAGATTCGCTCGTAAATCTCGGCACCGCCTTGCATCGTGAATGCAGGCTCGTACTGGCCCGGTGCCACAACGTTTACGTAGCCGATGACCTTGAGGTGGTCGAGGGTGCTCAGTTCTTCGGGAAAGTGACGGCACACGGCTAGAGTCTCGTCTCCGTTGCGCAGCGTGGGCGTCTTTGTCAGGGGGCCGATGCTACGTTCGCCAGTGTCCTCGTCGGTGATTAGATACTCCGGAAACTTGTCGGCGACTTCATCGAGAAGCGCCTGTGTGTCGTCGCTGTAGGTGATTACGTCTTGCATTATTTTTAATCCTTTGGTTACGTTTTTAACACGTAGTAAAGTATCCTTTACTGCGCCTTTACTACTGCTCCAAGCATTGCGTGTAACACGTCAAGAGACTCTGTATATCCCATCTTTTCCATTGACGAACTCCTATGTTAGGCCAGTTTCATTTCATGGTCAGATAGAGCGTTGTCGAATATCCTGATATTTCCGACATACGCGTAACCATGCGACGAGGAGGCGGGAATTCTACCAATTGCGAAAGACGTAGGTATCTCGTCCGGCATTTCCTGCGCGGACTCAACCAGTTTCACCCCGTCAACCCAGATCGATGTCAGCCCGGCTTTATGGCGGACGCCTATACGGTATTTTGTGCCTGATGATAACGCGTCAACTGTTGAAACATTCGTACTGCTGCCTGCGACAGTGACCAGCCCTGTTGATCCTACTAACAGCCGTGGCAGATGGCCGAGCACAGGCACGGCTACAGACCAAATTACGTTATTCGCTACAAGACCGGATAGGGTTACGTCACAAATGACAGCCCAATCATCGCTAACCCGAACAAAGTTTGCTCCATTCAGGCCAGCATTAGTCGACGCCCGCGTCACCGCCGTCCCGTAGGTTGGGATTACGCTGGTAGCGAACGGAAGTTTTTCTAGCTGGGGCATACCGATGCGGACGGTAAAGTCCACTGCTTTTCCTGGTTTTGCATTTACGTAAAACGACGGCACAACGAATGCCACTCCTTCACCGCTGAGCGTTCTGGTATAAGTTTTTCGAGACGCTCCCAGAGCGCCAGATGTTAGATTAAAAACGCTTTCTCCACTGGTAATATCAACCCCGCCAACACCGCGCTCATACATACGACACGAAATATTGTCGACGTTAACCAGAGAGCCAGCCACCAAGGTTGCAAATAATGATTCGGTCCACGTCTCACCCTCGGCCGCAGGGATAGAAATAACCGTTGCAAATGCAATTGCGAAAGCGTACTCTGCCGATTCCGAATGCAGTCTCAGATCGATATAGTCAATGCCATCTTCCACGCCCGTTCCGACTACCTGAACAGATATACCCGCGCCAAACTGGACCCACCCATTTGGCAGATTTCCGGGCGACGCGCCCTGCATGGTGTTGTTGCTGATTTGATTCGTGCTTACACCTTCTACAAGCAGCCCGTCCTTCCCGAAGCGCGGCTTGCTCAACTTGTACGCATTCGGGGCGAATGCGATGGGCTTACCAGTCGCGACATCTACCCGCCTGTACGCCTCGTTGCTCCCGTCAGTGAGATACACCACATAGTCTGTCAAATCTCCGAACGATGCGCCGGAATCGGTGATGCTGAACTCTGACGAGTCCGTAGGCGTCCCGCTGTAGTAGGCGTTCTTGTGCAGCACACCATAGCGGTCGATATGAGTGGTATCGGATTCGCAGAGGTATTGGAAATCGCCTTGCAGCCTCACGGCATCGTTGGGAGCCATGAGCGGCAGATATGTCATCGGGTTCATGATGTTGCCGATACACCCTTGGGCACCTTCTTTTTCAACTACCTGACTTAAAGTTTGGTTGCTAATCGCATACACTTTATAGGTAGATGTGGTATTTGGAGTAGTAGAAAAGACTTCACTAACTGTAATCACATTAGAAGTGTTACTTGCAATAGTCCTTACTTGACCGCTGCCAGTACCCCCTGTGATATGAAGAATCATACCAGCAAGAGAGTTAATTCCTAGATTCTTGGTAGAGTCGGAGAGAGTGGTAGAAGTACCATCGGTGGCAGTACCTGAGATCACATCTTCACCCCAGCTTCCTCTAGTCACTCCTCCTAATGATAAGGTAGAACCTAATGTGACTGCCCCGGTTAGTGTGGAAGTCCCTGAGTTAGTTAGACTAGACGCAGATACGTCAAAAGTCTTATGAGTACCATCCCCATTATGCTGCTTTTCAAAAGACGCACCAGCAGATGTATTACTAGCACTACCATCGAGTTGCATAATGGCACGTTTTAAGATTGCAGCGGTTTCAATATCACCTTTGTTGATATATGGAATACCATCAATCGGGGTAAAATCTCTTGCAATAACGTAAGAAACTCCCGAAGATGTCTCCCCTTGGTATGATCCTGTGAGAGATAGGGTGGTGTTATCCGTTACACTCGCTACTTCATATGTAATACCTGTACCAACTATTGTAAATAAATCACCTGCCCTAACCTCCGTGGACCAGAGAGTATCTGTTCCTAAGACACTAGTAGAACCGTTTACAACAGAAACAGTTCCGGTTTTGTACTGTGCCATTATTCCTCCGTCTTATTAGACTCTTCTAATTGCTTAACTCTCTCAAGTGCAGCGAGAATGCTCGCTAATTCAAGCAGGCGCTTCTCAGCATCGTACATTTGAGCTTTAAGGAAGTTGAGTTCTTGTTTGTGTTGATCGATTAGATTTTGTGTATTCATGTTACTTTCTCTTAAGTTGGTCAATTTCTTGTTTTAACTCTTTAATTGCATTAACTATCACTGGAATCAAAGCAGTTTCTTTAAGAAGCCACTTATCTTCTTGTTCCACGTTGACAATGACATTCTCCGGTACACCGTGCCTCTCCTCAACTGATTTCACCTGTTGAGCAGAAAATCCAAAGTAAAGTTGATCAGACTTCTTACTACCATCTCGATCATGCTTAATGACTGTTCCATCCTCAAGAGTTTCCCAATATCTACTCCTATCATCCCATACGAACTTGATTGGTTCTATATCACAAATAAAATTTAATCCATGATCGATAGGTTCAATATTCGCCTTGTCCCTTTCATCAGAGGTTACAGTCCAAGATACTTTGATATAAGCGTTAGTGATATTATTATCACCTAGTACTATGCGATTATTTTGCGTTGTTACATAGAATGGACTAGTATCTGTTCCAGCGTTGTGCCCGATACCTATATTATTATGCCCCTTACTGTAGCCAAGGGAGGCTGTTCCTACAGCTACGTTGTACCAACCAGTGATGGTGGTTGAAAGAGCAGCAAACCCTACTGCTGTGTTAAAATGTCCTGAAGTATTTGCATCGAGTGTATATATCCCTATCGCAGTGTTGTTACCCCCTGTAGTGTTACTCTTAAGGGAGTTATATCCAATTGCTGTATTGTGACTGGCATCTTCACCAACTGCCCCAATAACATTTCCTTCTAAAGCACCTATACCTAAGACAGTGTTAGTATCATATCTTCCCTGCCCCCTCCCTACCATAATACCATCTAATACAGCATAACCTTCACTACTGAGAACTATAGTCTCCTTCCAAATATTATCTGTCCATTCGTAGGTAGTTTGTCTCTTAGTTGAAGTAGTTTCAATGTCACTATCATTTAAGCCTGTCCGTTTAGAAAGAGATGTAGACTTAACTTCACCGCCTATAATAGTAACATTAGTTGGGTCTATATCCGAGTTATAAATAATAGCTATACCTTTAAATACAGCATTACCGTTATTCAAAATAAATTGATCAGATTGAATACCTATATTACTACCATCCCAAGTTAGTTTATCTCCGGCGCTATTACCAATACTAAACTTAGGTGTACCTGCATCATCTCCTAACCAGAAACCTGTCCCTGTATCGAAAGCAGTTTGTCCAGATTTGATAGTTCCACCATTCAATGTAATACCACCCGCTGTCAGAGTAGCATTCATAGCTACAGCCCCAGCATCGCTTACACTGAACACTGTATTAGTACCATCCCACACTCTAATAGGATAACCAGAGTTTTGTAGTTCTACTCTCCAACCCGAAGTTGCAGTTTTGATTGTATTACCTACAATCTCACCTGAGATCAGAGTACCGGGTACTGTTACTACACCAGCAGAATTCCAACTGATAGGGTTTGTAAGACCCAGATAACCACTACCATCTTTATTTAGATGTGCAGTTCTTGTGGTAGCATTAAATACTTCAATACCGTTAGTTGACGTAAGTTGTACCCTAGCACCACTAGCGGCTGTGCGAATAGTGGCACCCGTCACAGTACCAGACGTAATAGTACCTAGATTAGCAGATAAAGCAGAAAGACTTGTAACACTAATTTTATCTGACGTGATACTGCTTGCTTCAATGCGGTCAGCACTTAGATAACCTGTAGTGATCTTTGCAGCATCTACGTTGGCAATCTTAGCATTAGTCACAGCAAGATCAGCAATCGCACCGTTAGCTGCGGTGATAGAATTAGCAGCCATCTTAGTTGCTGTGATCATCCCGTCTTCAATAAGCACAGCAGACCCACGCCGCATCTCTATATTATCAAACCACACAGTAGATCCTGCAACTTGGTTCACAGTCCTGCAACACACTTTTAGTGTTGTTATGCCTGCGGGAACTGTGTAAAACCCACTCACATCTAGCCAATCTTCAGGAGTGTCTGTAGTAAGTGCAACGTATGAGGCTGTACCAGAATTTGTGACAACTCCTATTGCCTTAGCGCCTGCCCCTGCATCTAGTGTAGACTTTATCTTACCACGGATAAATATACTATCCCCTTCTTGGACACTTATTTCCCATGTATTATCAACTCTAGATGTGCTGGTAGTAGTCGCCACCCTCTTCATTACCCAAGATGAACCCGCATATCCAAGTTCGTTGGATATTGACCACCCACCTGAGAAGTTTGTCCAGCCAGTATCTCCTAACTCAAAGTTCCAATTTTCTACAAAATTTGTTGGGTCTGTAACAGATAATTTAGATGCGCTTACTGAGTTAGCAGCAATCTTATCCGTTGTAATAGCGTTAGCGGTGATTTGATCTGCACCCACAGCACCCGCTGCAATCTTCCCTGCAATTACAGAATTAGCGGATAGTTCGCTAGATGTAATAGCATTAGCGGCGATTTGACTTGCTGTGATAGTATTCGCTGCAATATTACTCGCTTGGATCGTACCTGCTGCAATCTCAGCCCCTGTAATCGTGCCTGCCGCGATCTGTGTAGCTGTGATAGTCCCTGCCGCGATATTAGCTGCCGTGATAGTATTAGCGGCAATTTCGTTAGTAGTTACAGCACCAGCCGCAATCTTTGCTGTAATAACTGCGCCTGCTGCAATCTCATTAGCTGTAATAGAAGATGCTGCCAGTTTAGAAGTTGTTATTGCTCCTGCGGATATCTGATCTGCTGTAACTGCACCAGCGGCAATTTTCCCTGTCGTGACGGCATTAGCATCTATTTTATCTGTAGTAATTGCCCCGGCAGCGAGAGTATCCGTTACGATAGCACCAGCAGCAATTGCTTCAGCGGTAATTGTGCCGGGGACAATTAAACCACCATCAGTAACGCTAGAGTCTAATACACTTATCCCTACACCGCTCCTATTTATGAATACAAGAGCATCTTCTTGGGAGAGGGAGGGGTAAGTGGCACTAGTTTGTAGCACTGTTGGACTGGTTGCATCCCACCACACATACATAAGATTAGTATTACCATCTGTTATTGTGTGGTCTACACCGTTGTAAACAATATGGACACTTGCCCAAGAGATATACCCCGCAGATGGAGTCTGGTGATGCAAAGTATACGCCATTTATCTTTCCTTAATAAATTAGATGCTTATTTATTGAGAGTTTCTGTGCTGTCACCGCCGCTGCCGCTATCTTTACAGCAGTAATTGCGGAGTCTTCAACTTGACTGGAACTTACCGTTCCAACGAGATCTGTTGTTGGTACAGTTGCTACATAGGAAGAGCCATCCCATCTGTATAATTTATCATCAGATGTATTGAATATAGTACTCGTAGATTTAGTACTAGGAATTGAAGATACAACAGTTACAGGCTCAATATTGTTTGCAAACTTAGTTGCAGTAATCGCTGAGTCAGTTATTTGGTCTGTTGCGATAGTGCCTGTGATCTTGGCGGCAGCAATTGCAGCTAATTGTGAATCACTTAATTGCCCTGTAACTTTACTAGCTTCCATACCTGCAATCTGAGCATCACTGATAGTGCCATTTAGGTCAGAAGTAAGAATTGTTGCTACGTAAGCAGATCCATCCCAACGGTATAATTTACCGTCCGCTGTATTGAAAACAGTGTTAGTAGATTTTATACTTGGAATAGAAGAGACAATAGTGACAGGCTCAATTGAACTAGCGAACTTCGCAGTAGGGAGGGTAGCATCAGCAATTTGACTTGCTTGGATTGCACCATCCTCTACATAGGAAGTCACATTAGATACTGTAATTTTAGTTGGAATTACTGGACCAATAGCAGTTGAAACAGCGGAGATGTTTCCAGAAGCGTCTACTGTTTGAAACTTAGCGTAATATGAGTCACCATTAGTTACTTCGGCATATACTAACTCATTACCTCTCCCTTTGTACTTCAAGGAAGTAGCATCAGCAGTAAAACCGGAGGTAGTACCAATATACACTAAAGTATCTAAAAAGTCAACATCTGTTGGATTAGTCCAACGAATAATTACTTTATCAAGACCTGCTGTGATTGTAGCTCCTGTCACATTCCCCGGAGCACTTGTATCCCCGGCTACTACAACAGAAGATGTTACTGTCCAATCAGATTCATTGCTTGCCCAGTCAAGTGCCCTCACCTTAACGTAGCAGGTTAACCCCGGCTTCAAACCGTGTAAGACCTCTGTATTATTTGTAGTGAATATCTCACTAGCGTCTGCCTCTGTAGTGGTCCAGTAACGAACGATATAACCAGATAATATACCATCATCTGTACTAGCATCCCAAGTAGCTTTCACATAGGATAAAGTTGAGAGGGTATTGTCCTCTACACCTGTCGTGAGTAAAGGGACTCCCGGTGTGCTAGGTGGGGTATCATCGAGATCAGCACTGATTATTTTTTGAGTTGTCACATGATATTCAGAGGACTCTGTTATCCCTGTTTTACCGAAATCATCATATGCTGCTAATCTTAAGTAATAGTCAGTACCACTCTCTAGTCCAGTAAGGACAATATCATTGTCAGGCCCATCATAAACTAAAGTAGTTTCATCCCTTTCAAACCCTGAACTTGATCCCATCCATACCATCACACCCTTGAAGTCAGCGTCATTCGGCCTATTAAACTTAACAGTTATAGTTTGAAATGCCGCACTGATGTTTAATCCAGTAGGAAGTGACGGTTGTGGATTCTCTACTGTAATCTTAGCAGGTGTTTCCGACTCTCCGGAGATACCCGTACCTGCGACTTGACCGACTGCATACACCTTGAACGTAACAGTTCTTGAAGGAGTTCCGTTACCGTCTTCAATGTTCTTGTCTAATGGATACACAAAGTTCGGCTGTGTTACGAAATATTCTTGGCGAGGATCTGTATCATTAGGGTGATAAACTTCTACCCTATAACCTTTTAGTGTGAAAGGTGATACACCACCAACTCCTCCCATTTGTTCGGAGGCTATACTACCAAATTCAAAAGTAACATTCGAAGAACTTAATCGCCATTGAAGTTTAATGTCCTTACCTGTAAACTCAGTATCATTTCCCTTACCTATCTGTGTGCCAACACCTGCAAGTTCTAAACCGCTTACGTCTGGGAAGTCATAAATAGCTTCTGTTAATGGGTTAGGTACTATTATAGTTCCATTTGTTAGAATAGAGTTATAGCCTAGTCCATTAACTGTTTTAATACCTACGTCATAAGAGACTCCCCACTCAACATTATCTATATAAAATGAAAGAGCATCTGTATCATTGACCTGACCAACTTTTGTAAAATCCGTATCTAAGGACTTCTTAATGAAGATATGATGTTCTAAAGCATACGCATCAACACTAACCCATGAGCAGAGTATTCTAGGTTTAACTAGACCATCAATGTTAACGAAATGAGTAGTTTTATCACTAATCAGCGTTAAGTCAGTAGGTGGTGTAACAATACTAGGTAACTGTAGTTTAGGGTCGCTCGGAGTATCTTGTTCCTGCTTCTCTGTTAAAGTATAGAACGAATCGCTATGTTCAATAAGGCTAACATCGCACAAACCGTCAGGTCTGATTGTGATTTTATCTAGCCTGAACTCCTTACCTACCCAACCGAATACTTCGTAATCTACTCCAACAATGTCCCCCGGCACCACTTTGAGCGCCTCTAATGTAGTTGTAAAGGACACTCCCATAGCTGCACGGGAGAGATTCATTGTAAGTTCAGCTAAGTCGCGGGCACGGGGATAGTAATCAACGTAAGGGGCAGTAATGCGCTTTTCAAGGACCTGATTATTATCATCATCGTAATAAGTCGCTGCTAGTGTACTATTTGTACGATCAATAGGGGCTTCACCGATTTTATAATGTCTTTGTCTATCTGGAAAAGAGATCAGCACCTTGTTGAATCTATTGTTCTTGTCTGGTGAGTTCACACTTACAGCACCAATAATATTGTCCTCCGAGAAGGTAATTACTGGCTCACCGGCTTTTAGTACCTTGACGTAGAAAACCCCATCGTAATACGGCATCACAGCGTTCATTGACTGTAAGAACAATTTAACATTGTCCTTAACAGGCTTACCTGTATCTACGATAGCTCCAATCTCGTATGATTTATACTCAACTGGTGTACCTTCAACTGATAATCCTGAACGTACTGTATCACAATCATTTGCAGCAGAGATGATGCTGGCATCAGACAAGGCGTTAGGATCTAGACCCTTACCGTAACGTGTACTAAGGATGTAGTCTCTCAAACATATAGCGGGGTTAGCGGAGTATGTAATCGTACTTGTACGCGGATCGTAGACCTTTTTACCTTTAAGTTTAAACTTAAAATTAGGCATTCCTCCCGCGAACAAATCTGCGTTATGTGTTAAGCGGATATATACATAAGCGATCCCTCTAAATCTATGATCAACAGTCACCCCTTTAAATTTCTTCTGTGAGTCTAAGATTTCGAAATCGTAGCTAGGATGAGCCGAATACAATTGTGAATTTACAACTTGATCCTCAGTGCCGTTGTAGAAAAACGCTTCAGCGTAAGAGACATCTCGCCCGCCTGAGAGTCTGGTAGACGATGTCGCTACGTAAAAGGAGCAAGAACCATCATCACCAGAGGCAAGACAAATATTTGTCTGGTATGACACGGCGAAATTGTTTCCCGCACTCCCTAATGTCTTGTATTTAATCCCTATACTATTCCCGTTAACGCTGTATGTTGCTTTAGATATTATAGGATTATTGGAAGAATTCAAATCTGCAACAATACTGCTAAGTGTTGCTCCAGATGGGATTGTGTAAGTGCCTGAATGAGATCCATCTTGGAATCTGATTTTATAGCCCTCTATAATCTTTTTAATCGTCAAGTTACCAGACGCATATGTAGCCCCATATAGAGGATGTGTTGCAGTGTATTTAGTTGCGGGGGTAAATACTCCACTAGTCTCAATAAGTGGGATAGGCTCGTCATTCATATATAAATGAGAGAATCCTTCAATCTCACCTTCACAAACTGCCACCACAATATCTAGATATTTATTATTTTCTCCAGACACGTCATAGAAGACCACATTACCTGCAACCTCTGTCTCACCGTATATTACAGGAATGTTGTAGTCAGGGTCTAAAGTTTTTTGAACCCTATGTTCGTTAATAATTTCAGGTATATCATAGTCTTGGATGCCTAGTAGGTTTTTCACTGTCCCTGTAAAAAAATCAACACTCGCGGACCATACAGGGGAAATAAAGTCTACTATGCTATTACCAATATCCGATACTACGTCTTTTGCACCTTCCACTATATCTGAGATAAAATTGCCCACTGTAATCCCCTAGTTTAAATTATTTCTTCCTTACCCTTCCCCATATTCGATCTCCTATTTGATCGTAGGTAAAACTAAATCCTTTCTCGTTAGGAAAGTAAAGGTTTGCGTCTTCATTATTACATTTACGACCAGCTATCTTCTCCCAGTCTGCCCAATGAGAAGATATTTTCCAAGTCACTGTACTCTCGCCTCCTTGGGGGTCATCTACTATACTCCAAGAGTCTACTCTACCGTCAAACACTATGAAAGGTTTAGCAACAATGTCTATATTCCTAGTCGCCCCTGTAGTATTGAAAAATCCCTTTCTTACGAGTACCCTTCTGTTACTATATTTCTCTGTTAAGGCCAGCGCAATATCTGCTGAGTTAGCTCCTGTCAATGATATGTTTATACTCGGATTAGAGATATCAGACGTTTCCTCGACCGTGCTAAAATTCTTCAACCTGCCAGTCGATAGAAACGTCTCATTACCTAATCCAAAATTATAAACTATGTCATGAGGGTGATCAGTAAGTCTAAAAGGAGTAGAGAACTCAAAAGTAAACAAATGAAACGTCTCTAAATCACTCCTACTTAGAGAGTTGAGAGTATCTGCGTGTAAATCTCTAGACATTAGAAAACCTCTTCAACATCAAGTTCGTAGTTATAAAATCCGGCAACATTAGCACTGATCTCTTGGAGATCCCCTGTTAAAGCAACAGTGAAAGGTACATTACTGTGCTTAGCTGCCTCGCCTAATGTTAGTGCCGTGGTGAGGGGAGGTTCAAAATTTAATGTTGCCACACCAGATGCATTAGCTGTAGCATCGTCTGTCAGCATGTATACCTTATTGTGACCTGAAAATTTCACCACGTCTCCTGCCTTATATGTTGACAACGGATTTCCAGTTACATTTACAGAAGTATTCCCTGCTGCTCTATCTGCGTTCACTGTTGTGTCATTAACTTGCGTACCTAACGGAGTAGCTAAATTAGGTGGTGTAATCGTAAAGGTATTATATCTACCCCTAACCTTAGCAAGAAACCCTATAATCGGTCTAAATTGCTCCTTCGTCATAGGTGGATACGTTAAGGTAAAGGACCAAAGATGGCCCCCTACCTTTCGTGATATCCTCTTCCCGTTTTGAGACCTAAACGTGATAGTAGGATCAGACATCTTGAGTCCAATCGCTCTAAACCCCGGAGAAGTTGGATATACTAGACTCATACTGGTGACCTCTGTAACTTACTATTATTAGCTTCTTTAATCATATTTATGATCATACCTCTCCTTGATGAAAGTAGTCTGTCAAACCCTGACGCATCATGAGCCTGGATATTGAATACTACTGTAGTACTACCTCCACCAATACCGTCCATCAGATCGTCATTATTGACAACACTACCCCCTTTACCGGGGATGATCAACTCAGGACCTGCCTCACCTACTAGATATGGTTTACCACCTGTAATCGGACCACCCTTTTCACGAGGAGTGTATTGTTGTTGAGAGATGATGCCTACCTGAGCGGCACCTAACGCTCCCGCAGCAGTTGCCACGATTGGCCCAAAAACAGGTCCAAGACCAAGAGGCGGTGGAGATAAAGCAGAGATCATAGCGGTAGCTGTAGCCATCATTGCTTGGGCGATTTGCAGCTTCTTCTGGTTCTCAAAGGCTTTCTTAGCATTTGCATTAGCTTTAGCCCTTAGCTTCTGCTCTTCTTGGTATTGCATTGCAGCCGCCTCAGCAGATGCGATAGCTTTGGCCTCAAAGGATTTAGCCTGCTCGTTGTTAGAATAATGCACAGCGTCAGCCAACTGCATCCAAGTTTCAGCCTGCGTTCTGCCGTTGTTCAAAGCCTCTTGAGCCATCTGAGCATGATAAGAAGCCTGTTGTTCATACATGTTAGTCAGTTGAGAGAATAACGAGGCCATTTGACCAGCAATAGAAGACATAGCGGACCCAATTTTACTCCAAGAGGTCTGCATAGTTTCTCCAGCATTTTTAGCCTCTACAGCCGCCTTAGCGAACTTTTTGGTTTCCTCGGCATTCCCTGCCATCACCTTACTAAGATCAATACCCTCTAGGAAATTCTTGCCAGAAGCTTTTTCTATCTTCTTTATAGATTCTGCAACTGACTGCACACCGTCTGGTCTTAGCTCTTTTATATTACGAGACATTGCCTCGATTTGCATATTCGTTTGAACAGCATTATCCACAATACTTGGATCAAATAATCCAAAAAATTTCTGAGACGCTGTAAGGTTACCTATTGCTGAGAGAGTGTCCTGGGTTTGAGATAACTCCTTATTAATATTAAGAGCTATTTCAGAAGATCGTGCTGATTGCAATGTTTCTGCTATATGTGCTTTCAAATCTTGCAAGATGATAATCATGTCCAACATAGGATATTTTGCATCAGTGAAACTTCTAGGTAATTGATATCCGATAGCGTCTGCTATTTTTATTATATCTGCCTGTAGATTGTTAGTGTCTAATTTACTAAACATTTCATCTATCTGAGCAGAGTCCTTTAGCTTGTCTAATGCTGCTGTCCCACCTTGGGCGAACAAATTTAACGACATCGCGGCATCATCTGCCTTCTGCCTAACATCTGAAAGTTTATCAGTTAGTTTAGCAACTGCTTTTGATGGCTCACCTAGTTCCCACTTGTACATTGCAGTACCAAAATCAGATGATTTCTCAACTTCCTTCCTTATCTGTATGTTAGCACTTTTAACCTCATCAATAATCGCTTGAAATTTAGCATCAATTTCTTCAGGAGGCGTTAAAACAATAGGTTCAAAAGGTTTTCTATTTGCTTTAGCTTCTTCTATTAGTTTGTTAAGTTCGTCTATCTTATCTTTAATCGCCTTACGTTGATCCATCGTGTCTGAAAACCCAACGTCTGATTTAAAATTCAATAAACTTACATCTCTCAACTCTTTCTTTAGTTTTACAACCTCTTGCTTGTATTTCTGTACTTCAGGTGGATCAAATAAGTTTGCAATACCTGCTGCTACAGCATTAACAGCATTCAGTATAGAGTAGAACACAGGAACTATAGCTCTAATAGACTTGATAATAGATGCTACAATTTCCTTAGCAGAATTAAAATACTGATCTGCACTTTTTTTATCAAACTTAGGAAACAGTTCTTTCAGTTGAGGCCCAATTTGGTTGATAATATCTGTGATAGGTGCTAAATAATTTTTAATCTCAATAGCAAGTTTTGCGAAGGAATCCAACAAACCTGCCCTACCAATTGCGTCTTGCAGTAATTTAATCTGAGTCCTTAAATTTGTGAATTGTGCATTAGCTTTTTGAATAGCGAGGTCAAGCCCTCCACCAAAGCTTCGCTGAATTTCATCTGCAAAGAAAGGCATTACTTTAACAGTTCTGACAAGACCTTGTTTCAATGCCTTCTCAAACATCGCAGCTTTTTCTTCCATTGATAGAAATGTCTTACCAATAGATGCTGCATATGCTCTAGCCATCATGGGGACAGCGGAAGGAATTACGTTACCTAATTGTTTACGAATTTCTTCAGCTTGTACCTTACCTTTTGAAAACATCTGCTGGATAGCATAGAAAGCACCTTGTAATTTCGCGTCGTCTAATTGAAGTACACGAGCCGCTTCTGCTATAGATAAAAATATCTTCTTAACTTCCTTACCTGAGACATTCATGCCGTTTGTAGCAGCTTTCAAATCCACATACTGTTTTTTTAGGGTTTGGATGTCTAAGCCTAGTCTCAAAGACTGTCTCTTCAAGAAATTGAACTCTTCTGCCGCTTCTTCGGTTGTATTAGTTACCGCCTTCATTGTGGCCTGTAAGCCTTCAAAAGCTGCTGAAACATCAATAATAGACTTAATTCCCCAGAGAGCACCGCCGCCAACTAACAGACCTTTTAAGCTGAAAATATGATTAAACACTGATCTCACAGCACCAGTCATTTTCTTGAATGCTAACAAAAAACCGTTAGCTACTCCACTCATAACTCTATAGCCAATGGAATTTTGAATCTTATCTCTCAAACTAGTGAGAGAAGCCATCAACATCTCAATACTTGACTTCTTATTAAATGCAGCTTCAAACACTGCCGCTGAATCCCTAGCGGATTTCGTTACCCGGTCTTGTTCGGCAGTTAATTTACGGTTTGTCTCAATAGCTTGTTGTATCCTTGCATTCCTGATTGCCTCTTCTTCCGCTAATTTTAACTTACCTGCTGCAATCTGATGACGAACAAGGTTTAATTCAAGCTGCTCCATCTCTCGCTCTAAGCGTCTAGCTTCCGCTACTCTTTCAGCGGTTACTCTAGCCTCTTCTGCGATCTTCATCTTACCCGCCTTAATCTGGTGACGGACAAGGTTTAATTCAATTTTTTCTATTTGTTTTGCTAATCTCTGTGCTTCCTTAGAGCCTTCTTTCAAACCGGAGGTTTCGGCACTAAGTTGAACATACAGATCTCCTAAATTAATCGCCATAAGACCTCCTAATTAGAAACAAGAAAAGGGTGGCACCTTTCGATGACACCCTTTGTTATTAACGGAGACTACTTGTAGATTTTTCATTTTCGCCCCCTCTTGGCTTTTTTAGCTTGTTTCTCGTCTTCCTTCTTCTTCCAAGTATAATATGCGATCAGCCTATCGTACTCGTCAGTTGGAAGGTTCTCTATTTCATAAGGAAACTTACCTAACTCTATAGCAAGCGTTATGAGATTGAGTTCATCTACGTCTTTAGCTAACGCCTTTACTTTTTTTCCGTAGACTCCTCTACGTTCATCAGCTTACTAGCTACTTCACCAAACTTATCCATAAAACCACCGGCAGGTTTGCTAATAAAAGCATCATAATCCTCTTCATCATATACTCGCTCATCAGTGCCGGGCACGTATGTGTTATAGATAACAGCCCATACTAAGAAGTCCATAGAGTCCACTCTACCTTGATCATCCATGCAACGCTTGAATAGTTCACGTCGGACTTTGACGGAAGGTTGTCGAATTTCGACCTTGCGACCGTTAAATTCAACAATCTCCTTCTTAAATTCAGCCTTAGAACCTACAGTTGCAGATCGAATACTATCCCGAATACTCATTGTGAGAAATCTCCTTAAAATTTATATTAGTTATTATACTGCGCTTGGTGTGCCAGAACCCTGCAATGATATGCTAAATTCAGCTACACCATCTACTGCTGAACTCATACTACAGTCTGTTACAACAGCTTCACCTTTGTATCCAGCAACACCGTCAGACAGGTACTTAACGTAAATTTTACTGCTGTTCTGCCAACCGTTTAAAACAACTTGAACTGCTTGGGAAAGAGTTGTAGTAGCGTCATGAACCCACTTGAAAGGTGTAACTACATTAGCTGTGACAGTGCTTGAAGGTTGCGGTACACTAAGTTCGAAAGTAATTGTCTCATCTTCGTTACCGCCAACATCACCAGACTGCCCGGTCGTAATAGCTTTGAAGAAACCGCGAGCTACGGATTTATTGGAGCCATCAGGGTTAATCTCAACAATCATCTCATTACGTGCCGTTACGAGGTCTTTAAAGGCGTTAGTAGCACTATAAAAACCAGATGCATCAAGACTTACTGTTTTCAGACCCGGAATAAAGGTATTGTAGCCACCATTAGCCTGTGCAGTAGCAAAACCTGTAGTATCAACGGATTCTGCATTCATAGTAAGGCTGAAATCTCTAGCAGTACCTACACTTGACATTGGAAGATATTTCACGTCAACTGTAACATCTCCTACAACTGTATAGGAGGCTAGAAAAGTGATTTGACCGAACAAGTGATCTACGCTTTCAACTTGGTCTGTTACATCTGTAACACCATCATATACTTTAATAGTGGCTGTACGATCCCATACATTCTTAGTTGCATCATTAATCTTGTAAGTCTTACCTGAAACAATGCTCATTGCCTCACCCGTGACAGCAGTGGAGGTGCCTGACTTCTTAAAATTGGCTACATAACCGGCAAACCCTTTGTAATAAGCATTTGCAGAAGCGGACCAAGATACTAGAGTAGGTTGTAAAGAACTGAAGGAAGCACCGAAAGTAGTATCTGATTCACTTGCACCTTCAAAATTAAGATCACCGGAGGAGCCGGGTAATACATGGTACGTTACATCGTCTGAGCTAACTGCAATAGATTTAGCTGCCATATTATCTCCTGTTAATTAAGTTAGTATTAGCAGGAGTTTCCCCCTGTGTTGCATTATTCATAGGGACAATCTATTCCCTGTATCCGGGAGGTCAATTATCACTCTAAAGTTCATCATAAAAGTGGGTCTGTTCTCTGCGTCATACCCTGCGAAGGACAATTCACTACGCATTAGAAATCCTGCATATATTTTCTTAGTAAGAACCTCTTCAGTTTCTTCATCTATGGTAATAGGCACTTCTTGTGGTGCAAGACCTAAGAGATATTCTTTAATTTCTAGTGCTTTTGTGTAAGCCCCTGCATAATCATTTACAGCGCCATTCACTTTAATTTGTACATTTACTTGATCTCTCGCCCACTTCGGGTTAGGTGCAACACCCCCCATATCGTATAACGTAACTGCTAAGGAATTTCCGTCAGGCGAGCGACCTACAAATAAATCTGTTCCAGGTGTACCTATACCCTTTGTAGCTAAAAATCCTGCTAAGTCTGCGGCTGGTGAACTCATTTGTACTCCCACATGTCCGGCCAAACATATCTACTTTTTATTAGATTATCTTTTGCCAGTATTAATCGTAGATTCGACTGTGTGTGTAACCCACATACAACATGATTCCCGTAATTATCTGTCCCATGTAGTGGCACTATATGGTCAACATGAAAATCCGTAGCGTGTAGTTCAGAGAAAGCTTGTCTCAGTCTGTACAGAGATATTAGAAATTCTTCAAAACATTTATTATCTCTGTCCCAGATAGGAATAGCATTCTTTTTCATGGCATACCTTTTTCTACACGACGCTAATCTTTTAGATTTATTCTTAATGGAGTAGTCCTTAGATTGCCGCTTTTTCTTTTCTTTAAAGATCGGGTCATCTTTCTTTAGATGATAGTTATACTTGCTTCTCTCCCTCTGCGCATTTGCATAATCACTATCATTCTTATATTTGTCTCTCTTATTTTTACTAATTCTTTCAGCTTCAGTTGCATAACGTAATGCGTCGTAATCTTTCTTACATCC